GGCGTAAAGAATTGTCCAGATGAGTATGCACATACTACTAGCGGTTTCTAAGATGAACATTTTTAAATACTTCATAGCGATGGCACTCATCGCTACACCCACATCTTCCGTAAATGCATATGATGAGAATGGTGAAGTGTTCTGTATGGCAAAGAACATTTACTTTGAAGCAGGCAATCAACCAGTTGCAGGTAAGATTGCTGTATCTCTCGTTGTCCTAAATCGTGTGAAACATCATGCCTATCCAGACAATGTATGTGATGTCATATATCAGGCACAAATGAGGGAGAACTGGAAAGGGAACTTGGTCCCTGTATGACACAAATGTCAGTTCAGTTGGTTCTGTGACGGTAAATCAGATGAACCAGTCGACAGTGCAACATGGATGTTCTCACTTGCTACTGCATCTACAGTGATGAATGGTGACTACAAAGATTTTACAGATGGTGCAACACACTATCATGCAGATACAGTTGAACCATATTGGGCTGATGATCTGAATCAAACAGTAATAATAAACAACCACCTATTTTACAAATGAACATATTCGTATTACATAATGACCCAATCGTAGCAGCTCAAATGTTGTGTGACAAACATGTCCCTAAAATGATTGTCGAATCAGGTCAGATGTTATCTACTGCTCATCGCTTACTTGATGGCACTCCAGAAAAACGACCATCAAAGTCAGGCAAAACAATTCAAACATACTACACATTCGGAGACAATCGTGACGACTTATACTACCTTGCTGTCCACAAGTTTCACCCATGTACCACATGGACCATGGAATCTAAATCAAACTATGAGTGGCACTATGAACATTTCATGGCAATGGGACTCGAATACGAGTATCGTAGAGGTAAAGAACATGCCACTATTAAGTTACTCGGTGAACTACTTAAAAACCCACCCCTAAATATACCAGACAAAGGTTTGACAGAATTCGCTCAGGCGATGAATCACTATCCACAGTGCAAAGTCAAAGGTGACGCCGTCAAGGCATATAGAAACTACTATCACGAAGCAAAACCATTTGCGAAGTGGGAATGGAAAAGACAAGCACCAGATTGGTGGGAGGGTTATAAAGGAGCATGAGAGTATTAGTTCAGAGTTATGCAACTGCCGATAATGGCAGTGTTCGAATATTTAAAGATCGACCATTCGGTTACAAACGATACATTGTCGAATGGAAATCAGAAGTAAATTCAGAGTATGATCACACACAAACTTTTAGTGGACTCTGGTACAAAGAAAAAGATGTGATCGAAAAGGTAGAGTCAACTCTACATTTTGCAGGACAGTTATAATGCCATTGTATGATTTTAAAGACGAAGAAACAGGAGAGATCAAAGAGATCATGGTCTCAATAGCAGACTATGATCAGTTCTTACTGGATAATCCGAACTTGAAACGAGTTCACACAGGTGCACCAGGTTTAGTTTCAGGTGTCAACATGCAAGGCAAAATGGCAAAGTCAGGTTTCAATGAAGTGCTTTCAAAGATTGCAGAAGCACATCCATCGTCTAGACTTGCTGACACACATGGCAGTAAGACTATTAAAGACATCAAAACAAAAGAAGTGGTTAAGAAACACATTAGAAAAGGTTCTATTGAAGGTATCAATCCACACTAACCTCATTGACAAGGGAAACATTTCCCTATAAAATAGATATATGACAAAATTAAAAACTCAACTATTTGAGTTCTACGAGCTTGAAGACATTCAGTTGAATACGGTCGAGATCGATGGTAAAAGATTCTATACAGATTCTACAGGCGTAAAGAAATATCCGTCTGTTACTACCGTAACATCTTTATTGACCAGAGATCAGATCAAACTTTGGCGTCAGCGTGTTGGTGAAGAGAAAGCAAATCGCATATCTTCACGAGCATCAAATCGTGGTACAAAGTTTCATTCTCTTGTTGAAGATTATCTTCGTAAGGAAAAAGAATACATCGAGTTTGATGATGTCATGCAGGAGGCACAGTTCAAAGGTATTCAACCTGTGCTAGATGAAATCATGCCTTTAGCTCTCGAAGCGCCAATGTATTCCGATAATCTTGAAATGGCAGGACGAGTTGATTGTGTTGGTCTGTTTGATGGTGCAGTAAGTATTATCGACTTCAAGACAAGCAGTAAGTTCAAGACAGAAGAAATGGCAACACCTTGGTATTACCAAATGACAGCATACGCCGTCATGGTCGAAGAGTTGACAGGCAAAGCAGTTGAAGAATGTATAGCACTAGTCGCTATGGAAGACGGACACTTTCAAGTGTTTGGTTGTAATCCTGAAGACTATGTGGAGAAACTATACGATCTTCGACAGCAATACAGAAACTTATATAAAGTATGATATCAAAAAAAGAATTTACAGAACAAGTTGAGAGATTGTGTATGTCTGGTAAAGCAGACATCATGAGTGCTATCTTAAAGATATGCGAACTCAATGGTATAGAACCAGAGGGTGCAAAACGGTTGCTAAGTACTCCTTTGAAAGAAAAACTGGAAGCAGAAGCAGAGAAACTCAAGATGATCAATAGAGAACAATCATCAAGGGCATCTTTGTCAAGTTTCTTTGCGACCACTGAATAGGAGAATATTATGAAAGTAGGTGATATAGTCACAATCGTTGCTACAAGTGGCGAGTATGTTGGTAGACTTGAGAACAATGCTGATCGAGTTACCTTGAAAGACCCTCGAATGATCGTACAGAATCCACAAGATGGTTCTATGGGATTTGCCAAAGGTGTTGCAGTGACAGGACAAGAAAGTCCAAAAATCATGACATTTGATTCGTATGTCTTTATGGCAGAAACAAATGAAAGAGTCGCAACAGCATGGACTGAAGCAACTAGCGGTATCGTATTGCAGAGTAAAGAGATTGCAAAGTAGAGAAGGACTAGATGCTTATTTGTTGTATCTCGGTATCAAGTTACACTTTCATACCGAGAGTTACGACTTCATCAAGTATAATGGCAAAGTAGATGCTACGCTCAATGCGTACATGAAACGAAAGGATAAGTTTCACTTTGCCAAACTTGCCCGTAAATATGGTGATGAGTTGCAAGACTTCTACATTGCCAATCTTTGTGAAAAAGATTATTGGGCAGGCGATCTTCTAGAGAATGAAGCACACAAACGCTTTACTGAATGGAAGAAACGCCAACAAAAATTATCCTACATGTTCGAGAACGATGTTCAATCTTTGTTAAAGAAGAGAGGCATACGAGAAGTTCTAGCATGTAAAAATGGTCAACTACCTATTTTACTCAAAGAGTATATGGGTAAACGAATCTCACCTGAGACTTTGGTTATGATCTTAGATATTACCAAGTGCGAAGAGGTTTGGAACAAAGAGATCACCGATACATTAATCTATCCTGATCTCATGAACAAGATAAACAAATATAGAAGCTTTCTCTCCTTTGATGTGAGAAAGTATGCAGTAAAGTTAAAGGAATTATGCTTACAATAGTTGGTAATGGACCGAGTCGTTTAGACTTTGATCTAAATGAGATTGGTGAATGGTGGGGTTGTAACAAGGTTTACACCGATTACACTCCAGATTTGTTGTTCTGTGGCGATATCGAGATGCAGAACGAAGTGGTACACAAAGACAAGTACTACTATGAGAATAAGTTGTTTTGGGCTGGTGCAGAAGTACTAGACATTACAATGTTAGATATCATGAAAATGGGATTTTCAGAATCACACGATAACATTCGTGAGTTGATCCATCCAGAAGATACTCATTTTGTAGTTCAAGGTAATTTAACCTATTGCGATTTCCTTGGGCTTAATGGTTCCCACAGCGGCAACATAATTATGTATAATAATTCGCTGCTCAGGAACCTATTTACTGGACAATTAGCACTAGGTTATGCTTTAGATCAAGGTCATGAAGAAGTCGAATTGTTAGGATTCGATATACTTGATCCAGATATTGACAGTGTGGACAATGTGTACACAGGTACAGGTGGTTCATATAACGAAGAATACACAGAACAGGATAGAGTGAACATGGCACAAAAGAGTCAGTTCATTGCACTGTTACAACATTATTCAGATCGAAAGGTTTACTTCAAAAAGTCACTAGACGAAAGAGTTCTTATCGATTATACTAAACTTCCGTATTACATAAATAATAGGGAATGGTTGTTAGGGATAGGTTTCCGTGATGACCATGAGGCGTATGGTAAACCATTTACCATATAACTCTAAAGATAAAATGCGATACAATGTTAATACAATAGGAGAATACAATGTCGACATTAGATAAATTAAGACAGGCGATGGAGTCTGCTTCACCTTCTCAAGGTTCTGAGAAGAAATCCTACGATGATAATTACTGGAAACCAGAACTCGATAAGAGTGGTAATGGTTATGCAGTAGTTAGATTCTTACCTACACCCACCGATGAGGAGATGCCTTGGGTATCTTACTTCGATCATGGGTTTCAAGGTCCTGGTGGTTGGTACATCGAGAAATCTTTGACCACTATCGGTAAACAAGATCCTGTATCTGAGTACAACACTCAACTTTGGAATACAGGCATCGAAGCCAACAAAGAACAAGCAAGAAAACAGAAGCGTAGATTACACTATGTTTCTAACATCTATGTTGTTTCTGATCCAAAGAATCCTCAAAACGAGGGCAAAGTCTTCATGTACCGTTATGGTAAGAAGATTTTTGAAATGTTGAAAGAGGCAATTAGTCCTGCATTTGAGGACGAAGCGCCTATCAATCCGTTTGATCTCAGAGGTGAGGGTGCAAACTTCAAAATCAAAATCAGAAAAGTTGATGGTTATTGGAACTATGACAAGTCTGAGTTTGATACACCAGCACCATTATTTGATGATGAATCTAAGTTGAACGATATAAATAGTTCAACTCACTCGTTGAATGAGATCATTTCACCTAACGAGTTCAAGACTTATGAAGAGTTGAAAACTAAACTCGACAGAGTTCTTGGTCTATCAGGTGGCGTGTCTACATCTACTGCTGAGTCAGTTGCAGAAGACCTAGAAGAAGTGCCTTGGTCAAATGTGAACACTGAAACAGTGGCAGAAGAACCTGTAGTACCATCAGTTGAAGCGTCAGTCGGAGAGAGTACAGACGATGATGCGATGGACTACTTCAAGAGGCTTGCGACAGAGTAAGTTCTCTTGTAAGGGTGCTACTTTGAGGTAGAGTAGCAGAACTGAGACCGTGGATTGGGGGTAACTCAGTAAGGGAAAGATGATAAGTATTGAGAAATGCGGTATCATCGGTCAACGGCGGGAATGCTGTAAAGTTGAGGGGCTAGTTGACATTTTTCACTTGACAAAAAGAGGCTAAATCGTTTATACTTCCATATTATGACAATGGTAAAACCAAGAAAACATCCGAAATCAAAACAGCCTGAGCCGTTTGATCGTATGCTACGCAGGTTCAAAAAGGCCTGTGATAGAAAAGGTATAGTAAAAGAGGTGAGAGATCGCCAGTACTTTGAGAAACCTTCTTCTATTAAGAATACAAAGAATCAAGCTCAGAAGCGTAAAAGAAAATTGGATGCAATTAAGAAAGAGCGAAAAGGATTTAGAAGAGTCTAGTCATGTCTAAGTGGCACGGAGGCAAGGGATCGAAAAGACGCCCTTCAGACGAACAAGCATATTCTGATAATTGGGATAGAATCTTTGGTAAGAAAGAACCAGAGATCAAGGTTCGTAAATCAACTCCTAAACATGCACAATCACAAGTTCACACTGACCAAACTAAGGTCATCCCTCGTAAAGCAAAGTATAAGAAATTAAGTAGCGAGTGAGGCGTTTAAGCCCATATCATTTACAGGTGCTTGATTCGTTGCTGGTGCAGCCCCTTGATATGAATTGTTATTGATCACTGTAGCATTTGCTTGACTAATACTACCATCTGCTGAAGCATTTTCACTATCTAGACCATCTTGTGCGGCTTGAATTGCCTCTGAAGTTTTCGATGGTGCTGTTTCTTTTAGAGTTTCGAAATCTACATTAGCATCTTGTACACCTAAGACTGTCTCAGCAGCCTCAGTTGCAACTGAATCTCCTGCCATACCTCCAAGAATACTTGCACCGATCACGGCAGTACCATATGCTAACCAACCTAATGGACCAAATGCGAGTAGTGGTGCAGCCGTAGCAGCTACTGCTGAACCTGCAGCTAATGAACCAGTCGCTTTACCAACTGAACCTGCTTTGGTTGCCTGATATTGTTTTTCAATAGTATCCCATTCTTCAGGTGAAATAGGTCTCTTACCGCCATCTGCTGTATCTACAATTGGGTCTTGTGTTTCATATGCCTGTTTGAGTGCTTTATATGATTCTGCATTGTCTTTAGCATCTAGACCACCTTCTAACAATGCACCAACTAATGGCAATCTCTTAGCAAGTTGTTGAGCGCCTTTTGCAGCTACTTGACCTGTTTTTGCTAAAACATTGGTGC